ATGTACTCTAATGTCTTTTGTGTTTCCATCTTGACCTTAAAACCGCATGCTGATGTAACAGTTTGTGAATCAATTTTATTTTCCTTAACATGTTGACAGGTGAGAAATGAATCATCACCTTTGAATGAGGCAAAGAATATGTGACCGAGATCATAACAAGCACCAATTAACCCCATATTAAATATGGTATTACCATCAAGGGTGAACGGTTGACCGGAATGTTGCTTAAACACGCCACCCAATATGCAATAGAAGGATTCGTTAACCGTTTTCCCAGACATATACAATGACCAACTATTGCGCATCGACAAGTAACCATCTATGACCTTTTGGTTAAAACCATAAGATCTAAGCAACAATGCGCTGGAGTATATGCCTTTCGCTTCCTGCGATGAATCAAATTCAGTGATGTCGGCGGCCACAGATTTGTTGGCATTATTGAAAATGACATCATTGAATTTCATGAACTCCTTACCTATATCCTCATCCGACACACCATATGCTATGATCACGTTGGGTGCAACAAGATCCTTAAATTTTTCGGCGGCCGCACGAGTCATCCCTGAGAACACAACATTCATCATTTTCGACCATGCAGATATGCCTTGCCCGGCCTTATCTTTGGTGTCGTAATTGGCACCTCTGATTTCCTTAGGTTGTGCTTTCATGTGGAAGCTAATTAATCTATTCTTTGCATCGGTCCACTCGCGCTCCAGTTCATCACATTTCTTGGCGACCAACGTATCACCGGGTTTACTCAATGACTCATGTCTCGCAGTTTGTAACTCCAGTTTAATGAGGTCTGTCTCCAGCTCTTCCATACGTATCTCGAGATCTGACATTTGTTGTTCGTACTCCTTACTTGTTCTACGAGCCGTGACATCTTGTGTATACAGGACATCATCGAAGATCAATCTTATCCTTTCGCGCATTGTCACATCTTGTAGTTTCTTATCTAAAGCAAGAAATTTTGCGAGTCGCATGCTCATGTGGTCAGCAACCTCGTTAACACCATTGTTAAATTTTTCTTGCAATGCCATTATATAGTCACAAGTATGAAACCAAATCTCTTCACTCGTAATCTTATTGTTTTTAATGTGCGTGCGCCAGTCTTTGCGAAGGAATTTCTCAAAACCTGCCGAAAATCGATCAACCATACCTGAAGGCGTATGCTTTGTTTTCTTCGCATACCTTGCTAACAATGTCTGTGTTGCCTTGAGGTTGTCCTTGCCGTGGTAGATTCTATTATAATTAAACATACCGTGTCTTTTAGCTGTTACCTCAACATCTTTTGCGTCAGTAATATTCGTTGAGACTTTGAATCTTTTACCATCAAGGTTTTCGTTTATGATGCCTAGTTTATAATCTAGAACGTTGCTTGTTGTTGTGTTCGCCGGAACGAACACTTGATCCAAAATCTCTGTAACCGCACTGAGATCAATCTTTGTAGTGTCTATACTCCGTATGGGCTCTTTAGGCTGGTTTTCCACCTTAACTGGTTTCGACGTAACCTGCACTGCTGCATGCGGTGTGATATCATGCGCTAGCAATGCACGCTCCATAGGTGTGCCCTCAATGGTGAAATATTGCTCAATTTGTGATTCACTACCGTAAAGCACTAGTTGCGTTGATGTTCTAGTGGCTGCTGTAAACACAAAACGTTGCTTATCACCCATTATTTTATCAATATCAGGTACGTATAGATTGACATAATCTAGAGTACGACCAGCTGATTCATTAACCGTCATGATTTTCGCGCGGCTACCTTTGCACAGCTTCCCAGATATATAATTCTTCATGTCTTGTGTATGTGTGAGTATATAACCCTCCATAACTTTGAGAATATCATCAGCAGGTTTGCTCGCCACCTCTTTATTAGCGCGACTCTTGGTTGTCAATTTGCCTTCCGGAACCATATATTGTATCAAGTCTAGAACTGGTCTAGGAACACGGTAGGTCACCGTATCATAGCTTTTGCCCTTATGATATGCAAGATTGATCTCTGGTGCATTAAAACCATAGTCACGATTAATAATCTGCTTAGGGTCGCCCAACCCCACTACCTCACAATCATCACTTAAAAAATGTTTGTAGACATTGATTATATAAGGATTGTATGCGAATATCTCATCCAAAAAGACATGTTTTAACTCCTTGCCACGCTTATACAACTCAAGCAGAGCGGTGATATAAGTAACGGATATACCTGAAACACAATCATTGTGTGATTGAGACACCAGTTTGTACGGTGCAATAATGAGTGTGCATCTGCTGCAGCCCTGTTTCAAAGCAGTCGTGGATTTCCTACTGCCGCCTATACCGCTCCTAACTTCTATTGATGTGGTCTTACCTTCAATAGATTTAATCTTATTGACATCATAGCCAAGTTGCTTGAACTTTGGTAGAACAAGATCATCGTTGCAGAGATCGTTGAGCATATCTTTATACTGCAATCCATCATGCCGCCACGAATACGTCGCATTGCATTCATACTTATAGTCGCATGTGCATTTGACCCCGTCATTAATTGTCTGATACTCTAATTGTTCTACATCTCTTTCCATCGCTATCAAGTCGAGGTCTACACCTTGAGCTACCATAGGCACATCCACACTATACATACACACATACATTTCTGATGAGACTGGATATGACCAGTCATTGAAATATAGCCTACTACACATGTTGCCAAAGGATGATAGCAAGTTGCTCATTGAAACTTTATTGTACAACTCATACTTGAATGTAAACATACAACGTCTAACGTGTAATATCTCATGCATTATGTTATACCATTGTTTCCCAGTTTGATCATCAAGGAAAAGATCAAGTAAGAAGTGATATTTACGTTTGGGTAAACCTCGTATTATAACCAGCAATTCTTCAAGGTTATCATATGCAGCATCAGGTTTACCGTGTTTCCATTGCAATCCTTTCGTATAATGGTATGCAAAGTATGTATAGCCGGTGTTACGTGCGCACTCCTTAAATTTCCCAGGCGCACCAGACAATTCTATTACGTCAATTTCCCCTGGTTTGCTGCACATATCGTTATGATGTTGCATGAAATCTGAAAGCTTATCGAGCATGTGTGTTATGCTATGTTTCGGCTTGAGCATGCTGTAAGTTGTGTCGTCATAACCACTGCGCATCAGTTGGAGATCGTTACCAACTGCAACCTCACGATAACCGCCATGTGAACAATTGGTGTTACTATATTGCTGCGATTGCTCATCATTGAGAAAACACATTATTAGTGGGATGTCGAACTCGGATAATATGCGTTTAAAACAGCAAACAGGGTTGCCAAATATCTTAGTACCAAGTAATGGCATGTATGCAGTGAGGTTGTGCACTTTGCAATATTTCTCAATCTCTCCAAATATTTTCCTATATACCGCGAGTGATTTAACTTTATCATCTTCTTGATTAAGATTATGGGCAACAGCGATGCATAAATGTGCACCTTTGTATTGCGTAAATGCGACGTCTTTAACGGGTAACTGTATTTGACGTGCATAGTTTGGAAAAAGTTTTGCGAAATCCAAAGCTTGCCCTGCACCATCACTGCAATTAGAGTTTGCACAATTAATATAAAGATGTTTATTGTCGACAGGTAAATTGACATATTTACCCACATAATCACTACCGGTTTTACAGCTGCAGTCAACGACATACCAGTGCATATTAATCAGTGCAAACCTACACGTTGGATAATTAGGATTGATGGTGAAATGTTGTATAACATCTTTACCTAATTGAGTGGTGTGAACAATTGCATTTGCACCGCTATAATTGACGACAGCACGTATATCATCAATTTCCCACCAATCCTTAGCAACGGTGTGTTGATATTCACCAAAATCCACAGAAACTGGTACATTCATGGCGAGGCCAGAATCATTCAACGCATGTTTAACAGCGTGAGCACCACATTTACCATCAGCAGGTGGATTATATACAATTTTGTAGTGATTATCAACTACTCGATCAACGGCTTTGTCGTCAGCATCACTGAAGGTAACCACCTTAGTGGTTGTCGCTTTGGTCACATGCAGATTGGGGTGATTCAATTGATCTTCCTCATCACGCTCATAATCTGGTTGCGCATAGGATTGCCATTTATAAGTCTTATATGAGACATGCGTCACATTCGTCTCATAATCTATATTCATGTAGCCACTTGCACAATAGGCGAGAGGTTCGCGCACTTTGAAGTTGTATATATACGTGGGGTCTTTATTTGTGTTAAGCGACCCGAAAACTTTATCAATGAACGTGTGGTATACTTTGCGCAAATTATGTTTGGGGATTGCGTACCACACGGGTGCGTTGTTTCTCAATATCGCCATCAAATCAGATAAATCCTGTGTGCGATGATACCTCTGTACTGCAGTTATTAGGAAACAAGACATTTTAAATGCACAATAATCATCCGCATTAATGGTGAGACCACGATACACAAGGCGGGACGCACCATTAGATTCATAATATATATTCGTTTTAACACCGTCCATATGTGCGGCAAAATTCGGATAATTGAATTGCGTTTCTGTCTGTTTCTCACCATAAGATATGATTTTTGACACCATATCCTTGTCCACGAACCAGGACTTAATGAATGGATCCTTTGTGCATTTGCCATGTTCGAGATAATACACAACATCAGGTACCTCCATCAATTCTTTATATTCAGGCATTTGTAACATGCGGGTGATTTTCCCCTCCACAAGTGTCGATTTTATCACACGGATTTTTGTGAACGTGCCTATTTGCTCAACATGCTCGAAAACAAGTGAGAAATTTCTGCAATTGAGTTTTGTTGTAATCGCATATCTGCGCCAATTGCTGTAATCATGCACATACGTGTTTGCATTGTCACACAAACTGAATCTACAGTATTTGGCTTTACCTGGTTCTTGTAGGATTTCGTTCTTATAATACGTTTGATCAACGGTACGCTTGTCATCAATGATGTTATATGGCAAAAACATCCATATATCGAGAACTAACAAACCATGCTTCTCGAATATCTCAGGCAATGACTCTATGGGTATATCATACACGTTGATCATGTAGGCATAATCGGATTGATAACAGCAGTTAACAGCACCGCTATCGCACATTATACCACGGCGTTGATTTTTATCGAGGTAACGATCAAACCCTCTGTCGTTTATCAAGCTATTCTTAAAACGACCACAATCGAACGCCACGGATGTATATCTTGCGTCCGTACGCGCATCATTGACCAATGCGCAAATGTGGTGACCCTTTGCAGTTCTTCTTGGGTTACCACCTATATCGATTGCATGACCGTTACTTGCAATCCGCGTACAATCTTCATACGCATACCCGTTGAGCATCGCCGGTATGGCATGTGGATGCTTGAGCAACGTTTTCTTACCGCCATCTTTGGAGCAATAACTTATTTGCTGTGGATGGAACATTTTGGCGAGTATATCAAATTGCTCTGTTGTTAAAGGGTATTTGATTTCATAGGCATTGTGCAAAAACGCTCGCACGCCCTCCGCTTGAACTTTATTAACTAGTTCGCCAGCATTCTCATTGACATGAGAAGCGGTGAAATTAAGCGGGTTTGTATTTAACATTTTAACTTAAACTTTAACTTAAACTTTAATAACTTTAACTTTTAACTTTTACTAGAATTTTAGAGCTTCC